GCTTGGAAGACTATGTGCTTCTGCAAACTTACCACCTAGCGAGATAGCTAAAGTATTGAGAGTCTCTCGCATGACTGTCTACAATTGGTTTAAGGGTGGAGCAGTTCGTAGTAAAAACGTAGACCGCATTGAGATTTTTATGCGGATAGTTGAGGACAATGTAGAAGCTCAAGCGCTTCCTGTTCAAACACTTAAAGAAGCTAAACTGTTTGTTAAAGATCACTTGCTAGGAAAATTATGATTACTGAGTTCTATAGAAAGGCTTTGCCAAGTAACGGGGTGTATTGTGTAGCGGCGATTGACCCTGTGAGTAAAATACCTAGGCATAAATTTGTGGAATCTACTGATGATATTATGGCAGCTGTCAATCAATTTGACCCGAAAAAACAAAATATATTTGTTGCGTTAAGTTCATTTTCAGGTTACAGCCGTAAGGCAGCTGACGCAGTTTTTGTTAGGTCATTTTTTGTAGACTTAGATGTAGGGGAAGGTAAAGGATATGATACTAAAGAAGAAGCTTCAAAAGCAGTAGACTCTTTTGTGTTGAGCGAAGATTTACCTCCACCTATAAAGATTGATTCGGGGGGCGGCATTCATGCTTACTGGTTGTTTGATAAAGACATACCCGCAGATGAATGGAAGCCTTACGCTGAAAAGTTTAAGGACTTGTGTATTAAACGAGGATTAAAGATAGACCCTGTTGTTACTGCTGATCTAGCAAGAATACTTCGGTGTCCTGAAACATTTAATCTTAAGACCGATCCACCTAGCCCAACTAAAATTATTGACGACGCGTTACCTGTTTATAGTTTTGGGGAGTTTAAGGATTATCTAGGGGCGATTACAGATATACAACCTTTTCCTAAAGTATCTAGCAGTCAGATGAAGCTAATGAAGTTAGATAACTTTCAGTCTAATTTTGCAAAGATAAAACAGAAAGGGTGTGCTCAAATTAATTACGTGCTTGAGAACGCCAAGAGTTTACCTGAACCTTTATGGTACTCGGCTTTATCTATTGCTCAACATTGTGAGGATAGGGATTCTGCAATACATGAAATATCTAAAGGCTATCCTTCTTATAATGCTGAAGAGACAGAAAAGAAAGCACTTCAAACGGAGGGGATGCCGCATTCGTGTGACACATTTAACTCTACTAATCCTGGAGTTTGTAACGGGTGTTCGCATCGCGGTAAGATTACTAATCCTCTATCGCTAGGTAAAGTATTACAAGTAGCAAAACCTGAAGTTGATAACTCTCTTAAACATAATGGCATCGCTGTTGGGGACGACATACCCCCTGCGACTATCGACGCTATTGTGAGTAAGAAAGCTACAGGGACAGGGCTTACTACACTGCCCGATGAACTTTATCCGTTCGTGTATGGTAAGCAAGGGGGTATTTACTATATGCCTATGGTTAAGTACGATGACGACGGGCAACCTATACAACAAGAGCCTGAGTTGGTTACGATCTACGATGTATTTCCAACTAAGAGGATATATAGTCCTCATGATGGCGATTGTTTATTAATGAAAGCTATTTTACCTAACGATCCCGAACGAGAGTTTTTGATGCCTATGCGATGTGTATATGCGATTGAAAAACTAAAAGAAATATTAGCAGGGCAAGGAGTTTTATTTAACCCTGACATTAAAGGAGCAAAAAATCTGATGAATTACTTAATAAAATGGGGTCATTATTTGGCCTCTAAAAAAGGAGCTGAAATAATGAGAATGCAAATGGGGTGGACTGAAGATAGAGAATCGTTTGTAGTGGGAGAACACGAGCTTACTCGTAAGGGCAAGCAAGAATCTTCACCTACATCACCTCTATGTCGAGGTATTGCTAAACACTTAAATGTAAGTGGGGATTATTTAGAGTGGAAAAGAGCAGCCAACAGACTCAACCAACGCACTCTTGAGCTTCATGCGTTCACACTTTTGACAGGATTTGGTTCTGCATTAATGAACTATACTTCTACTTCAGGTGTTACCTTATGTCTGACAGGGGAGTCGGGCGCTGCTAAAACAGGGGCGTTATATGGGAGCCTATCTGTATGGGGTAATCCTAAAGATTTGTCTGTCTTAGAGGCAACAGGTAATGGTATGACGGGTAGATATTTAGGACTACACAATATCCCGTTTGGTCTTGATGAGGTAGGCAATATATTACCTAAAGACTTATCTCAACTAATACATAAAGTGTCTCAAGGTAAATCTAAAATTAGAATGCAAGCTTCAGTTAACGCTGAAAGAGACCATGAGATGTCTGCGAGTTTGATAGCAATCTTTACTTCTAATCATTCGTTGTACGACAAACTAAGCACCTTAAAGAAAGACCCAAATGGAGAGGTAGCTAGGTTGATCGAGTTTTCAATTAAGAAGCCTCAGCTATTCAAAGATGACGCAACTATGGGTAGAGAGATATTTGATAAGTTTAGATTTAACTATGGTCATGCAGGTAGAGACTTTATCTTTAACTTGTATAAACATTCTGATGCTGAAGTTCAGCACATGATGGAAGCATGGGTGACAAAATTTAGAGGGCAGTTTGGAGAGGATACCTCCTATAGGTTCTATGAAAATCTTATCGCTGCTACTATGACTGCAGGGGAGATTGCACTACAGGCTCATATTGTTGACTATGATTTAGACCGCATCTTTGAAAAAATTGTTAGTGAGTTAATTGCTATAAGAGATGGCGTTGTCAAGGTTAATCAAGTAGATTATGCAGGACTTGTAGGTGAGTTTATTATGAAGAATCAAACAGGTATGCTTGCGTTTAACAAAGGAACATTAGAGATGGAGCCAAGGACGGCATTGATGATACGAGCAGAATTAGATAGTAATTTAATGTTTATATCTAAACCTGACTTCCGAAAGTTCTTATCTGAAAACATGGTGAGTTCTCGTGAGATTGTAAACGAGTTGAATAAGATAGGTATTCAAGTGACCGAGGTTAAAAAGCGTATGGGTTCGGGGTGGAAAGACGCAGCTGCAAGTACTCCTGTTATGGCGTATCGGTTCCCGCTTGATAGCTTTGATAAAATTCTAGAGACAATAAGTGATAACGCATAGAGAAGCTGAATGGGTGTTTCCGTTTGAAGCTATGGAGATAGGGGATAGTTTTTTTATCCCTACCCTTAAAACAGCCGAGACTATTTATGCAATTGAGTCTGGGGCAAAAAGAGCCAAAGTTAAAGCTCGTGCATTTGTTACTTTGAAAGAGGGGTGTATGGGAGTTAGATGTTGGAGGTTGTTATAAGCCCGATGCAATTCTTAGTCGGGCAATACTTCTAACTACATTATTCATTTGTTTTTCTACATTGGTTAGGGCGGCTCGTTTTTTATCTCCGTCCATTCCAGATTCTATTATAAGTTTTCTACGAGCTCTTAAATCTTTGAGATTGTTTGATAGTCTATTTACTTGCTTTCTAGTTCCAATCATTCTAGCGTTATCTTTACGATACTCAAACGCTTTCTTCGGATCGTATTTCATTAGTCTATTTACTGTTGCAGTAGCCTCGTCTGAAGCTTGTTTTAGTTCGTAGAAGTCGTTTAGTTTATCTCGACCTTGAGCGGAATAAAGAAGTGGAGATATAAGCGGAAAGTCTTTTAGCCTCATCTCAGGTTTCTCATTACCAATCATTGTATTTGCTGCTTGGTCTATAACAAACAATGCAGTAGAACCTACAGTACCAAAGTAAGAACGAATTATGTGGTCAGCATTAATTGGCGCAACCAGACCGGTGTTGCCTAAAAGTTTAGCAAGTTCGGAAGTAGCTTCGTTGTATTGTTCAGCCGTATCTAGTCTGCTAAGTCCTAGTCCGATGAGTGGTCTACCTGAATAGAAGTTATAGTTAGTCGCCACTTCAACAGAACCCCTTATTAACTGAGGGAATAAGTTAGGGCCCATTGCTGCATCTCTAACTGCAAGGCTCATGCCGTTAAATAATTTAGTGGCATCAACTTCATTAGTTGTACCTAGTTTAGTTACATATTGATAGGCTTGTTCTGGTAAATATTTAGTGAGTAATGAAATCTCCGCACGGACAGGTAACTTAAATCCTGTTCCAGGCACTATGTAGTTTCTAAATTTAATTCGATCATCTAGCTCGTCGTACTCTTCTTCTCCAGCAACTACCATTGAATAAAGCATGTTAAACATTGTAAGGGATAAAGCTGTTTTTAAGAATAGTATTCTTGCTGTTTGAGCATCTGTTCCTGATAGACCTTTACCTGCCATAGCATTTAGTAATACGTCCATACCCTGAAGATACGCATTAGCAAATGGAATAACATGAGTCATAGTTCTTACTGAGCTACTTGCGCCTCTTTTCTGCCAGTTAATAATATTAAGTGATCGGTTCATAGCTTCTATTTCATTACCGCCAGCAACAGATCCATCGGCTTGTCTCACTCCGCCAGACTCTAAAAGTGTCTGCACAAATATACCTCGTCGTTGAGCCAAGTCAGATCGAGATGCAAAGGCATCGGTAGCATCAACTAGTTTCTGCCACTTATTCATGTTCTCAACACCTAGTTGTCTTTGAGCTCGTAAGAATATATCTCCAGGTGTTCTACCGAATCCACCTGCAATACCTAGCCTAGCCATTTGATCATCTATTGCTTTAGTATCTCTAAAGTATTGGTCTCTAACATACCCACCAATAATTTCTTTTCCTAGTTTTAATGGGCTTTTAACTCCTGAATACATTGCTGCGCCAAGAGCATCGTTAATTACTTGGTAAGTTTGAAAGACAGGGTTAGCAGTAATACCTAATCTAAACCATTTAGACGCCAAGCCAAACCATTTTAGTATGCCTTTGTATACAGGAAGTGCCCCTTGGATACCTATTGCTAATGCGGGATCAGAATATTCTACAAACTTTCTTTCTCCATCAACCATAACAGGCGCCGCCGTACCAGTTTCAGGTTTCTTATCATATAGTATTAGATTGTTTTGGTCGTCATGAAGTCCTACTTGTTTAGCAGCTTCATAGTTAGCATTGTTTCGCAGAGACGCACTAACCGCCCAGAAGTGTTGTTGAAGTAAGTTACCTAGGACATGCTTAGTATCTCTATCCGAACCTGTAAACCCATACTCTCTTCCAATGTCAGCAAACCCAGAAAAGTATTGTGTTATAGTCTGGTCTCCTTTACCTAAGTCCTCTATCATTTCTCGGAATAGTGGGACATACCCTTCTCTATCTCTGTAATCATCAGCCATGTCTTTTGTATAAACCCCAGACTCCTCTAGCAGATCAATTCTGTTTTTGTTAATTGCATCAATCATTGCTCCTACTTCGACAAGCACTGGGTATTGTTGAGCGTATGCTAGTCCTGGCTCAATAGCTGCTTCTTGTTCTGGAGTGATATTAATACTTTCATTTTTCTCTTTGTCTCTTTCATTTTGTTTTCGATAGCGTGTGATAAGTTTATTAAGCTGTTTTTTATCGTCGCCTTTGGCTGTCTTAAGTTCTTGATTGGCAGTTTTTATAGCCTCTTTTCTAGATGCAATATTAGTTGCTCTTTGTTCCACTCTATCTAGTTCTAGTCTATATCGTCTAGCAGAAGTGTAAGACTGTATAAGTCCTTCAGCTAATTCAACAGATGTTTGCCCAGCAAGTTTCTGTCTTAGTTGTACTAGGTTATTTATGTTGTTTTCATCAACCACAACTCTGGCAACACGATCTTCACCGAGTACAACTTTTCCTTCCGCTGCAGATTGCGAAGCTATCACACTATCATCTAGTGCTTGAGACATTATTATGTCAGCTCTTACCCCTAAGCCCTTAGTAACTGCACCTTCATATTCATTCACAAGTTTTCTTTCTATACCTGCACCTGAGTAAGCCATCTTTATTCTTACTTGATTCCATAATGAAGCTAGTGAGTCTACTGGTTGGTTTTTAGCTTTTTCAAAGCCGTCTACAAAGTTACTATAGAATGTTTTACTATCGTCTTTAACTCCAGAAAGGTATACGCTAGTCTGCTCTAGTCCTGTAGGTACATCTGTTTTAGAATACATAAGATCAGTCTGTAGATCTCCAGCTAATGCAATCTGTATTCCTCCTACAAAATCTCTGGGACCGTGGAAGTACCCATCATAACCTAGTGCTTTTAGTGCAATAGGCCACGGCGCAGTTATTCTATCTATAAACATAGGTCTAAGCGGACCCATACCATACCCTTTAGCTAAAGTTTCGTCTGTGGTTGGTTCGTCATCTTTATC